TGTAGGTTGCATGGCCGCGCCCGATTGCGAACCTCTTGGCTTCTTCATTTCCGATAGCCACCGAGAACGAATCAGCCAGAAACGCGGTCAGATTGGCATCGGCGTCCTGAAGCTCGTCTTCACCGAGTTTAGCCAGCCCGTAAAGGTCTTCGGCGTAAATCGTATCTTGCGTGGGGGTGGGAGTGCTTTCTGTTATGTCTGTTCCTGTTTCCAGTTTGCCCCAGCCAACGGACACCTCGGATATGGTATTGATCTTTACCGCATTGCGATTGGTTGTGCGGATGCGGCAGAAGTTACGCAGGGTATTGATTTGCGGAACTGCGCGCATAATCTCGGTTTCCATGTCTTCAGGGACAAGATACAAACCAGCGGTGTTCTGGACAAGGGCTTTCCTTTCAGGCGGCATGGCGTTGCGCAGCGCCTTCCAGTCGTCGCTGGACATTCCTTTGTTGCCCTCTCGAATATACTTGAAGAAGGCAGTTTTGTAGGCAGCGTTCATTTCAGCCGCCTCTTTGGTGATTTCGCCAGGCTTGATGATATTGGAGCGCGCCACTTTCAGGCCGATTTCGTCAAGCGCTTTCTTTTGCTCGTCGAGAGCAGCGCTCATCTTTTCGAGGGACTGTCGGTCTTCAGAGCGATAGGTTTCGAGTTTGCCAGCAACGGCCTTTGATTCGGCAAGAACCTCGTCGTTCTTGGCCTTCATTTGCTGCCATGTAGTCTCTATTTTGTCTGTGAGTTCTTTAATTTCGGGCATGTTTTTATCCTCCTAAAGTTTTGCCAGTGCGGCATCGATGCGGGCGTTAGCCTGTTTTACATCGAAGTCAGTTATTTCCGATTGGATTCCGTCAAGCATCTGCTCCAGATTCGCGGCTTCCTGATTTACTTCCGGCGCATGAGTGCCTTTCGGCGGCTCATGTTTGCCCTGGTATTTATCAAGAAGTGCCTGGAGTGATTTAACGGATTCCTGAATGGAATCAATATTGCCGTGCGCAAGTGCGTATTCAGCAGCTTTTACGTCGAGAATCAGAGCTGAGGGATTGGCTGCAAAAATAACAGGTGAAACGTCGTAGAGCTTGACCTCTTTAAGGTGGCGAATACCATTGACCATTTCCGACTTGATGGTGTCATAACCTATAGACATGCGCTTGAGTACCCCCGCCTTCGCCAATAACAACGTTTCCTCTGCCTTTTGAACACCCCTGACAAGATGAATTGCGGTTAATAGCCCGTGTTTATCCTGACTAAGTTCGGGTTTACCGACTGGCAGATTTGGGTCGTGGTTGAACAGGCTGACAATACTGTCGGCATTCTCCTGAATTGTTTTTGTGAAGGCGCCATCATCCACTACATCCCCATAACTGTCAGGGGCATCGTTGAAAGTGGAACCATAACCAACAATTACACCCTCTGTTTCGTCAACGCTTTTGACTTCAAACTTGACTGTCTTTCGCTCCATGTTGCCCTCCTGATTTTTGGGTAATAAAAACCGCCCGTAGGCGGTTGCTGGCTTGACTTGATAAGTATTTAGTCCGGGGCGCTTGTTGAATACGATTCAACACACCTGCAATTGATTACGTTTCCCGGCCCTCCGGATGGGTCGCCCGGATACATCATCCCGTTGGGGTAAGGTTCATCAAGCGGGACACCTTGAAAATGGGAGTCACTGTCCATGGCAAGGTGTTCATCCCGCGTCCTCTCGTCTCTGCTGGAAATCCAGAACTTATATTTCGCGACACCGCTTTGTCTGGCGGCCTCGTGCTGTCCGTAGCCTGCCGCTGTAGCTGTCTCTGTTCGAGCTACACGCATGGCTTTATAAGCGGACTGGTCATCGTAGAACTTCCTGATTTCTTTGGCTATTTGGACACTTGAGAGGTTTTCGGACATGCCCCTTGCGATAATCAACTTAACATCATCAAGGTTTGTTGCCTGTATTGTTGTAATACTTTCGGCTGCATGGCGGGCAATCCACTGCTGGACGGCAAGGCTATACGGGTCGAATGTCCACTTGCGCTCTGACGGATTAGCCCCCTTGCCCCCCAAATCCCCCGCTATTTCCCTGCCAAAGTCCTCTACCAGAACGGACAGAGAGGCTTTGAGCGTCTTTTCCCAGTCATCCGATAACGAGATTATCGCGGTTTTAGCGTCCGTGTTATCCATGACGGCTTTCTCTACCGCCTCGCTCTCGGCTTTATATAGCGGGATGAACCGCTTTTGTAATACACTCCACCAAGCTACGCGGCGCCGATCTATCCGCTTCCAGTGCATTGTTTTCTTTTCTTCGCTGTCCAGATTGATGGCCTTTGTCATCATCTTGGACGGCTCGTTGTCGTTTGAAGCGTTAAAAGAACCAGAGCTGCCGGATGGCATGAGATTAAACGGCACGTAACCAATATCCCAGCCAGGGTATTCTTCCAGCCCCATTTCGAGCAGTGAATTGATTTGCTCCATAGGGACTGACATCGTCCAGAGTTTATATGCCTGGTCAACTTTCTTGCCGTAGTCGTCTCTAAGAGCAGCCACATTAGACAGGTCGTACGTAATGGTTATGTTATTGCCATAAAGCGGGGCAACTTTGAGGTTAAGTGTGCTTTTAATGTCATCAAGCAGGGGGATAGTTACCAGCTCGTAAAGTGCCCTGCGCGCCTCAATTACGTTGTTATAAGTCGAGCCTGACCTGTCACCCAGCCACCACGGGTCAAGACCGAACGCCGTAGCAATATCCTGCTTGTTGCGCAATCTGGAGGCCAGATAATCCACCTCAACAGGTGTAAGCGCCATCTGTTGCCATTTGTAACCGCCTCCCAGCACCCACGGCTCCCCCCGTTTGGACTTCTGCAAAAACTTCTCTTTCACGCGGCGCGTAGCTTCTTCAAACTGCTCGTCTGTCAAATCGGTTTCGTACTGGAATACACCCGGGGGGATATTGCGGTTTTGCAGCTGTATCTTCTGCGTGTCCTGTGCCTCGTTGTCGGTGTCAACTGTTCGGGCTGCGGCCTGCAAATCGCCTATACCCCAATACGGATCACCGGGGTCGGATTGCATAAGGTGGATAAAAGTTTCTTTGGGTAAAATATCAGCTTTACCAGTCTGTGGGTCAGTTACTTCATATCCCGAAAGCCATTCACCCGGCGTCCTGGAAGGAACAGGCCTGATTAAATCCGGCATACTTACCCAGAACTCGCGCGGCTTCCCGCCTACCATCAACGGCTGTATGAGAGAGTTCCCCCCCAGTTTCAGATGCGCGATGATGATCTCCATATTGTCCTGCCCGCTGAATTCGGGGTTGGGGTGCGCCCATGTCTGCGTGAACGGATGGTTTTTAATTTCCTCCCCGTTCTTATCCAGCACAATCCACGGGATGCCGGAAGCTGACTGCACTATCGTTCTGACCGAACGATAGACATAAAGGGAAAACTTATAGCCCTCGCGCGTGGCTTTTTTCATAGACAGGTCGGTATATATGGGGACGCCGCCTTGCAGCCACGGCAGGAAATTAACATTTTCGCCCGCTGCTTTATGCGGTATTAGCGACTTGGCTATTTTTAACCTGATTTGTTCAAACATGCTTTACTCCTAGCCAATATGGAGAGGATTATGACCGACTGTTAATAACTTACCCACCACCCCATACCGCCGCGCATCCATCCCATGTGACCACTGATGGGTTGTTTTCTGCGTTATCTCGTTGTTTTTGTCCAGAATATAGCGGAAATTGCGCTGCTCTTTAATGCAGTCCACTGAATCGGACGTCCAGTATTGCTTGTATTGGAGTAGTTTCTGATGTCCGAACTCTACCGAGCCGTCACCTTTGGGACATGGCTTGACATTCCACCCCTCCCGGCAAAGCTCCTCGATGGACTTCGGCTCGGCGCTGTCGGCGAATATCTCGTCATAGTTCTTGCGCAACCCAGCCCGTTCCATTTCGGCTGACAGGTCTTGATTGGTTAAATTCTTCGCATAGATTATCTGTTGGCTGTAAAGGGATTTATCGAGGATGACGTTTTTGACTAAGGCCGCTTCGTCTCCAGCAAAACCGAAATCCAGGCCGTAAAAGTAATCGCCTATAGGAAGTGTCTCAATTTGCTCAAAGTAGGGGTAGACAAGCCCCTCAACCTTTCCCAACAACCCCAGGCCGTAGATGCGCCAGCCATTTGGGTCATTCTTCCGCATCTCCTCGATTTTTATTATTGTTTCTGATGGCAATACCCATTCAGCGTCTTTGTAAGTAGAGTGGATATAAGCATTACCAGCTTTCCCCCGCCACCCGCCGCTTTCGTCTTTTTCCAACCACTTTTCATGCGCCCAGAATTCATTTGTCGGGTTCCAGTCAGAAAAAACAAACTGAGTGGTACGCATGTCGAGATTGCGGACAACATCCCAGGTAAGATGATTGGCCTCATTAAGGTAAAGTATCTCTCTGCGCGGGCCGGACACCTTGCCGTATTCATCAGCTCCAAAGAACTCAAACTTTCCCTTGCCGTAGCTGTAGATATGGTCGGTCTTGTTCCAGCGCGGGTTATTGTCCTGACTTTCGTGCAAGACCTCATTGAACATGTCCTTGATACATGCTTTTTTCAGGTGAGGCAGGGATTCGCTGACAATACTGATTAAGAGATTATCCTTGGCTGATTTGGCTATCTGGTTAAGTATTTGCAGGATGGAGATTGTCTTACTCGACGATGACCCACCCTCGTTTAATGCCCGCCGGATAGCAGGCCGCGACATGTAAGCCTCGGCATTGCGGCGATAGACTGTGGTAAGTTTTTGTTGTTCCACATTAGTTTATCCCATCAAAAAATGCTCTGTCCAATGGGTGAAGGTCTTTATATATATTTTCAATTACCCAGTAATCTTCACCTATATATCGGGTAAATGCTTCAGCAAAGGCTTCTAAGTTATCCGTCTCGGAATACGTAGTCACTGGCTTCATTTGAAGTTCAAAATCAGGGTCAAGATTATACTGTAGGACATGGCCTAATTCATGAATAACATCAAGTGGATGTAATATTTTAGGCATTACAACAGTTGTAGCCCTAAGAGCAAGGGAAATACCCGATTGATGGTAAGGATATGCACAGCAAGCCGTATTATGATAAGAACGCCCGTCACTAGTGTTTTCAAATGAGAATAATCCCACATAAATGGGGTCATATCCACAAAGTAAATCACAATTTAAAAAGCGGTGAAATCTTTGTGGTATCTGTTGTAAGGCTGTTTTGATGGCGGGGTTAAAAGCGTAACTTGCCAACCTGTTCATTATTCTGCCTCGTTGATTATGGCCTCAGCGGCTTTCTGTGTTTCTTTGTCGGCTACGATAAAGACAGGCTTCGATTCAAGGGGTTGCCCGTCTTTCCCCGTCAACTCCTGTTTATCCGATTGACCCAGATATTGTTTACCCAGCCAGATTAACATAGTGGTATTCCCGTCTTGAGCTTTCTTCCACTGTAATCTGCGTAGTGACATTCTGCCTTCTTCCATTCCCTTTTTATGGAGTTCGCAAAATTCCTTCCGCCTTAACAGGGTATCAACAGAGACACCAAGAAAAGAAGCTATCTCATTTTGAGTGCATTGCAAGAGAGATAACTTTCTGACATCTTCCCAGTTTATTTCTATTTTCGGTCTACCAGCCATATTATTTACCCTTTGATTAATTCTGCTTTCTTACCTGTAAAATCTTCCCAGCGCTTTATGATAACGTCACAATATTTAGGCTCTAGTTCAAGCCCATAACATACGCGCCCTGTTTCCTCACAAGCAATCAATGTTGAGCCGCTACCGATAAACATATCAAGCACAATATCTTTGACGTGGCTAGAATTGTTTATCATGTGGGCGATTAGTTTAACGGGCTTCATTGTGGGGTGTTCGGGGCTTGCCTTTGGGCGAGGATACTCAAAGACCGAGCACTGCTTGCGGTCGGGTGTGAAATAGTGCGCACCATCAGGCTTCCATCCGTACAAGATATTCTCGTGCTTGAAGTGATAATCTGCACGAGAGAGAACAATCTGGTCTTTAAGCCACACAAGTTGCCAGCGATACTCAAAGCCACTACCGTTGAATGATGCAATCAGAAACGGCAGTAGCGTGCCCGCCGGGCACGCTACATAAATCGAAGCACCCGCATCGGTTACGATCGAGGCATTGGTTAAAGCATCCCGTAGGAATTGCTCAAGGTTATCAGGGGGGAGGTTATCATTCTCTATGGTGCGAACCCGATGGGCTATCGGGTTCGCCTTTTCTAATTTCTCGCCGTAATTCACGCCATAGGGCGGGTCAGTCCATACAAGCTGCGCCTTCTGTCCGCCCATTAGCTTTTCGATGTCAGTTATAATTAGTGCATCACCGCAC